TTGGAAAAAAATGGAGGCCCTATTGACATAGATCAAGTTGCGCATCTTACAGAGCAGTATACTATCGACATGGAAGAGTGTCATGAAGAAATTATGATGAGTGAGGCGGTTCAACGATTTGAACGTACTCAAGGCAAAGACTTTAATCCTAATTCTACATATCATCTTCGTGAATTGTTCTTTAACATTCTAAATATGAAGGTAACTAAGAAAACAGAAACAGGAGCTCCTTCAACTGATAAGGAAGTTCTGGCGAATATGGGACATCCCTTAGCAGATGCGATTCTTGATTTAAGAGAAAAAAGTAAACTAGCTGGAACTTACATTTCAAACATTAGAAACGGAGTAGATAAAGATGGTCGCTTGCGTTCTGGCTTTAATATTCATGGTACTACTTCTGGGCGTTTATCAAGTAGTGGAAATCTCAACTATCAAAATATTCCACGAGATAACAAAGACATCAAAAAGTTATTCAAAGCAAGACCAGGATACAAAATAATTCAGTGTGACTTAGGAACTGCTGAAGTTTATTATGCAGCTATGTTGTCTGGCGATCAGTTTCTTCAAAAAGCTTTTATTGATAAACTTGACTTTCACTCATATGTAGCCAAACAAATGTTTAATCTAGATTGTAGTGTTGATGAAGTTAAGAAAGTATATCCAGCTCAAAGACAATATGCGAAGGCTATTACTTTTGGTATTATGTACCAGGCAGGTCCTGCAAAAATTGCAGAGACAGTTAATAAAGATGCTAAACCCGGAGAAGAGATCTCAGTTCCTCAATCTAAGCAGTTTATCAATAAGTACTTTAGTGAAGCTAAAGCTCTAAAAAAGTTTATTGATGCTTCAAACTCTCAGATTGAAAATCACGCATTTATATACTCTTTCTTTGGTCGCAAGCGCAGGCTACCAGAGGCTAAATCCCCTAACCCAGGAGTATCAAAGCATGCTATTCGTTCTGGTGTCAATTTTCTAGTTCAGTCTGTGGCATCTGATATCAATGTGCTTGGTGTGGTAGATTTGATTAAATGGATTGAAGATAATGATTATATTGAAGATATCAAACCCTTTACTGTGGTTCATGATTCGATTGTTTCTGAAGTTAGAGAAGATCTAGTAGAAACCTATATTGAAAACGCTCGTAGGTGTATTCAAACTGATAGAGGATTATCAATACCTGGATGTCCTATTAAAGTAGATTTTGAGGTAGGTCCTAGCTGGGGTGAACTTGAAGAATTATAAAAATATTAAGTATCCTTTTTTTGGGTTATTTAAAAAACCGGAAAAAATTACTTTTAGTCTTACTAAGATTTTTATACATAGAACTTTGCATAGTCACCAAGAAACAGTAGATGATAAAACTCTTGATGGAGATTACTTTGCAAGACTACTACAAATAGAAAAACGTTTAGACTTTGACTGTACTTGTAAAAATCTAGCACAATTAATATTTCAAAGACCAAAGTGGGGAATGGACTCAGAAGCAAGACCTTGTGATTTATCGGAAATGTCGTATCATGTGTCTCTTAAATTACCTGTAAAAAAAGTTAGAGATAACTTTATTTGGTTTGATAAAATCTCATACCCTTTTGAGATACCAACTCAAGAAGAATTAGAAATACCTAAAGATCTTTATGGCTTACTAGTTAGTGTTGATGACGAATGGTTTTTAAAAGAGTTTACTATGGATGACAATAACATGGGAATAAGAAAGAAAATTTTATTATGATTATTTTGGTTTGTGGTGCTGAAGGTAGTGGTAAAACTGTTTTGGCTAAACCCTTTGCAGAATTAATAAATGCTATATATGTGAATAAAGATTCATATCAAAAAGAGTTGAAAGGGTATATTGATGGCTTAGTAGCTGCTGGAAAAACTGTTGTTTTAGATAAACGCTGTCAAAGTAGAGAAGCAGTAGAATATATAGATCCAGATTATGTTGTTTGGATGGATACTGTTTCAAATACAATAGAAACACCTCCTAAAGTAAACTACCATGTTAATCAGTGGTTTGAAGATACTCACAAACAATTAGGTGCTGTAGTTTTGAATTATATGGCTAAACAGGATGATATTATTAATGACAGACCTGAAGGCACAACTATGAAACCTCTAACTATTATTAGTGATAAAAATAAAAAATGAAATTTTACAAACAAAGTGATGTAGGAGCTAGAGGATGGTTTATAGGAAATTATTCAGAAGCCTTAGTTAAAACTGATCAGTTTGAAGTTTGTTATGATGAGGTTGAAAGAAATATTTGTGAACCCCATTATCATACTAAGTGTAAAGAAATAATTTTGATTACTGAGGCATAGTAGTTGTAGGAGGAAAAACCTGTAAAAAAGGTGATATAGTTGTTTTTGAGAAAGGCGACGTAAACGATATAGTAGGTATAACAGACTGGCATAGTAGTTGTAGGAGGAAACCTGTAAAAGGTGATATAGTTGTTTGAGAAAGGCGACGTAAACGATATAGTAGGTATAACAGACTATAAAATAGTGTGTGTTAAAGTTCCTGCTGGAGGAGACGATAAGATAGAAGTATAACTATCTAACATAGTATTATGATCAAAACAAAAGTTAAAAAGATTTATCTAGCAGAAAAAATATATATCAAAAAAGAAGATGTTGAAGATGTAGATCAACTTTTGTCTCTTTATACCTATGACAATGGGGATGAGTGGTTATCTACTATTGAAGAAGATGATGAATATTATATTGTACCTTCTAACTCCTATCATAAACTCGAATGGGAAGAAATAGAGGATGATCGTAACTTTGTTCAAATGGATCAAGAACATAAATTTGCTGGTAAGTTAAGATGGGAACAACAAGAGGTTGCAGATAAGTTTTTAGCAAGAGGTAGGGCGAGATCTGGTATTTTACAAGCTCCTTGTGGTTGGGGTAAAACCTTTACTGGTTGCGAGATTATTTCTAAAAATAACACTAAAACACTTGTAATGGTTCATACTAAATTACTTTTTAGACAATGGATAGAAGAGCTTGAACGTCAGCTTCCATCAGCAAAGATAGGTAAAATAGGTGATGGATTATTTGATATTCAAGACATCACTGTAGGTATATATAAATCTGTATATAATAGAAGAGATGAATTAGAAGATGCGTTTTCAGCAGTTATTGTAGATGAAGCACATCTCTGTCCAGCAGAAATGTTTTCTACAGCATTAAACTCTTTAAACGCAAAGGTTAAAATAGGTATTTCTGCTACGCCAAAACGTAAAGACGGTAAACATGTATTCTTAGCGGATTACTTCTCTCCCTATATGGTAGAGGCTCGTGATCCTAGACAACTAAAAGATCCTGTAGTTCAAATTAAACGTACAGACTTTAGATTTCCTGTAATTGATCCCAAAAGAGATTGGTCGCGCCAGTTGAACAAACTTTGCGGTAATAAAGATTACTTGAAAGCTATCGCTAATTTTGCCAAAAGTCAAATAGTCACTGGTCGTTGTCCTCTGATCTTAGGTGAAAGAGTACAAATGTTAAAAGATCTACAGGAGTTGATTCCTGATAGTATATGTTTAATTGGAGAAACTGATGAATCAACTAGAAAAGATGTTCTTTCGGGGGTTGGAGGAAAGTATAAAGCAGTCTTATCAACAAAACTTTTTGATGAAGGGATTAGTTGTCATAGGCTCGATACATTGTATCTTACTTGTCCTTCTAATAATCCTATTAAGCTTGAACAGCGAGTTGGTCGTATTATTCGTGAACACCCTGATAAGCAAGTCCCCATGATTGTAGATTGGTGGTTGGCTGGAGGGATTGTTGCTAGACAACAAACTAAGCGTCTTGAATGGTATAAACAACGTGGATATTATATACTTTAATTGGTACGAGTTGGTAGCAAAGGCAAGAAAAGATCAAGCGGCAATTCTTGTCTTGGCATTTGCACAAACTAAATTGTATAATGCTAGAACAACTAAAGGATTGATGAAAGCACTGAATATAAATCATATTCCAATGTTTTTATTTACTACTGGCTTATTGGAGCAGAAAAAAGATAGGCTAGTTTGCAACTACAAAACTACAGAACCAATGAGTTATTTTACTAATCCTTGGTTTTTGACTCATAATGTAGATATTACAAAGAAAACAGAATATCTACAGCTGTTATCTATGAGAAGAATTAGCGAAGCTCAAGACTATATCGCTAAGAATTATATTAGAAAAGATATACAAAACCCTTACATTGAAATTAAGGGCGATAAAATTTATTTTTTACCAGAGTCCTCGGTTTCGAGGAAATCCTACACTTAAGTTCTAACGAACAACAAAGGAGAAACTACAATGGTCGCATGGGATCAAGCCAAAGGTAAACAATCTTCTGGCTCAAATCAACGCAGAGAAATCCAAAGACTTACTATGGGTATTGGAGATACTAAAGTAAGACTTATAGGAGATGTCATGCCACGTTATTGCTATTGGGTAGTAACAAAAGAAGGTAAGAAGATGCCTATTGAATGTCTTCAATTTAGTCGTGAAACAGAGTCATTTGACAACGCTGCTCAAGACCCTTTCAAAGAAATCGATGAAGCTATCTATTCAGATAAGCCACAATTTTCATACGTCTGTAATGTAATTGATCGTTCAGATGGTCAAATTAAACTCTTCGATCTTCGTGCTACGATCTACTCTCAAATTGTAGATTATGCCACTAATCCTGACTATGGTAATCCTGCAGATGCTGCAAATGGGTATGATATTACCATTAAAAAAGAAAAAACAGGACCTCTTCCACAAAATGTGAAGTATTCAATCATTCCTGCACGAGGTAACTCACCTCTTACAGATGCAGAAAAAGAATTGGAACTTTTTGATCTCTCAAAAATCTATAAGCGTCAAACTTATGATGAGCAAAAAGAGTGGTTGCTACAAAATACTTCTTACTTCGCTGGAGATGTCTCTGATGAATTTAAGCCTGTAGAAGATGTGGATGATTTAGCATAATGAAAAAATCCTTAGCAGATCTTAAAAAATCTTCTGCTAACGGAGAAGAAGCACCGAAGGAGCGTTCTTTTGGTGCTTTTAAAACCGTTGACGGAAACCAAGCAACAATTGATCTAGAAAAACTCAGAGCACATAATATCTTTTTTGCTACCCCTTGTTATGGAGGAATGCTCACCGATCAGTTTTTCTTGTCAATGTTTCGTGCGTCTCAAACTCTAATGAGACATGGAATTAACTTTAGAGTTACAACTTTAAGAAATGAATCATTAATAACACGTGCAAGGAATATTCTAACAGCTATGTTTTTAGAATCAGACTGTACACATTTGTTATTTATTGATTCAGATATTGAGTTTGATGCAGACTCTATTCTAAGAGCCTTAGCCTATGATAAACCTATTATGGCAGCTGCCTACCCTAAAAAAGCACTTCCTGTTCAATACGCTATTAACTTTAAGTTTCAAGATATTGAGAAAAAACAAGTCCGAGTTGAGAATGGAGCTGTAGAAGTTCTAGACGCCTCAACAGGGTTTTTCTTAATAAAACGTGAAGTTTTTGAGAAAATGATGCAAGCCTACCCAGAACTTCATTATCGTAATGACTCTAATATCGATCCAAAGTTTAATAAGTACTGTTACGCTTTGTTCGATACTTGGTTAGATCCAGATGATAATCGATATCTTTCTGAAGATTACACTTTTTGTCGCCGCTGGCAAAAACTTGGTGGAGAAATTTGGTTAGATCCTAATACAAAACTAAACCATGTCGGAAGTTATACTTTCGAAGGTGATGTAGGAAAGATTATTGGAAGAGAATAAGATTTTACTAGTAGAAACTACTTTTAAAAATTATGAAGTAGAAATAGGGTGGGATATAACTATGAGATGTAATTATAGCTGTTCTTATTGTAATAGTTATGATAACAATCAACCCACCTATTTCAAATCCGTAGATGA